AAGTTTAAACTAGTAGTTATCTACTGGTGGGTGGCACTATCTGTGTGTATGTTGTGGTTTATATATGGTAGTTAGATAGGTTTAATCGTTTGTTTGTAAGGGTTTGAGAGTTAGTATCTAAAGTATCTAAGTTTTAGAAAGTAATCCTTGGCTACGCAAAATCCTTTATATTACACTAGATTTAGATTTGGAGAGTGATGTATGTAAATTTAATAGATAATTTAGATAGTTAAGATAGTATTCTCCTGCGTATATGGTGTAAACCCCTGTAAACTAAGGCCATTTGGTAATCCAAGTGTAAACTTTCGCTATCTAAAACTCAAGATGTTGTGTCAAGTATGCTTTTAGATACTAGATAGCTGTATAACTTTACACCAAATGTACCACAACCTGTCAACTAAAGGTTTAACTTGACGTTTAATCTAAGATAATGTCGTGCCGAAACCCCCCGACGTATGGGATTATATATTTAATAAAAATAAAAGACAAAAAAAAGGAGAGAGCTTGTTAGGCTCCCTCCGTTCTCCTTAGTGTATCTTTATTGCTGGGTTGTGTGAGACTGATACATTGTCTGCTTCGATCTCTGTGTCATGCTTCAGCTTGAATGCTAGGTTCTTGGCGTCAGCTTCCTTGTAGTACCATCTTGAGTAAAGGTTTCCGTATTCAATCCAATCTACTCGGTACTCTCTTTTACAATCTTTCATTGACATAATTGTCTCCAGTTTGTTGTGAGGGGAGATTGCTCTCCCCTCGGGGTTAAGTTAGGCTAGCTTTGTCACTTTGGACTTGGCTTGACCCTCGGCCTTGGCTGGCAAGATGGTAATTCTAGGATTACCGTATCTGTCCGCCATTAGAAGAACATCGGTTCCTCCGTCGGCCTTGAAGAAACTCCACTTATGTAGTGGCATTTTCTTCGCCTTACTAAGTTCCTGAGCCTTAGCGTACAGTTCCTTAGCGTTAGTTGAATTCCAAGCGCCGTTTAGGTCGCGCTTCAGGGCAATCTCACCCTTGGTGTTAGCAACTAGGCTAACATTACCTTCAAAGATTCTACTCATGTAGACCTCCAGTTGTTAGTCAGTATTCCCGCTGACTGTTCGGGTATCAACGTTTTGTTGATGATTTAACTATGGATTAAATTTACATGATTGTCAAGTATGCCCTTTTTACGCCACTTATACGCGCCTTATATTTTGACTATTGGATTAATGGTAGGGGGGGTACATGGACACGCGACCGACCCCTCCCCCCCATATAAGTAAACCTCACATAACAAGACCCAAAAAATCCAAGTGTAAAGTTTCACTTGCGCTTGACAGCTCGGTAATTTTAGGCATAATGTTTTAGTTATGGACACTATACCTTTGAAACATACAAAGTGGTCTGACCGGTTTGCCTTCGATACAGCGCTTATGCTAGAAGGCAGCGGAGAGACTTTAGACGAAGTAAAAGATCGGCATAATATTACTGCCGAAGATATACTTACGTTTAATAAAGATCCTATATTTCTTAAGAAGGTAACTTCTTATAGAGATGAGATTAAAGAAAAAGGCATGACTTTCAAATTGAAAGCTCGTGCTCAAGCAGAAGAACTACTAACAACCTCTTGGAGTTTAATCCACAGTCCAGATACTTCGGCTGCGGTTAAAGCTGACCTTATTAAATCCACAGTTAAGTGGGGTGGGCTTGAACCTAAGGGTGACGTTACAACGGAGGGTGCAGGTGGAGGAGTTAAAATCACAATCAATCTCGGAGGACAAGAACATCCAGCAACTGTTATTGACGCTGAGGCAGTTGAAGACACAACAGCGATTGGAAGTTCTTAAAAAATTTACGGATTCATATGAAGGTAGTAAGTCAACATCATTTGACACTATCTCAGACTATGATAATTTCACTTACAAATTAGTAAAACTAGGTATATCCTACAGAACTAAAATTCTGAAAAGAAAGAATATACCAACGCAGTATATAGTTATACTGTTAGAAAAGGAGGAAGCATGATTATATTTGGTCATACGCCTCGGGAATGGACGAGACGAGTAAGGTATCATAAGAAACCTATCATCGCTTGTATTGTTAGTTTCATTCTTGGCGCGGTTATTTTCTAATGGATATTGATTACACCCCTACAAAGACGTGTAAAGAATTTATGGCATCTGATTCAAAGATGCGTGTACTCATGGGGCCTGTTGGTTCGGGTAAATCAGTAGCCAGTTGTTTTGAGGTGATACGTCGAGCATCACAACAGGCTCCTAACAAACAAGGTATTCGTAAATCACGAGTAGCTATTGTCCGTGAAACTGCACGTCAGTTGCAGGATACGACAATTAAAACTTTTTTAGATTGGTTTCCAACGGGAGTGTGTGGAAACTTTATGCGTACTACTAAAACTTTTTTCTTTAAAGTTGGTGATGTTGAGTGTGAAGTAATGTTTCGTGCACTTGATGATGCTGACGATGTCGCAAACTTGAACTCACTTGAATTAACATTCGCTTGGTTTAATGAGTGCAGAGATATTCATCCAGATATTATGGACGCGATGTCAAAACGTATTGGTCGTTTTCCATCTGCTAAAGATGGTGGGCCATCATGGTTTGGTATGTGGGGTGACACTAACCCTCCGACTATGGATACTTGGTGGTATTATCAAATGGAAGGACTTGATTCTAAAGATGGAGTTAGTCCTAATGATAACGGGTGGCAAGTATTTAAGCAGCCATCAGGTCGTAGTCCACATGCAGAAAATATAGAAAATTTACCTGAAGGTTATTATGATACTCAAGGTAGATCAGATGAATACATTCGAGTTTATGTAGATGGGGAATACGGGTTAAGTTCTGCGGGACAACCTGTGTATAAGTATTTTAGACCAGACTATCATATTGCGGGGCAAACTCTACGCCCGATTATAAATGGTGTACGTCCAATCGTAATTGGTATGGATTTAGGCTTGACACCAGCGGCAGTAATAGGGCAACAAGATCCTCGCGGACGGACGTTGATTCTTGATGAGGCAGTAAGTTTCGATATGGGCATACAGCGTTTCGTCCGCACCATACTCAAACCATTAATCTTTGAACGCTTTAGCGGAGCACCTGTTATGATTATCTGTGATCCAGCAGGTATACAACGTGCTCAAACTGATGAACGATCAGCAGTAGATATTATTAAAGCAGAAGGTCTGCGTGTTATGCCAGCTAAAACAAATAGCGTGTCAGCACGTTTGTCTTCTGTTGATGATTACTTGATGCGTCAGGTAGACGGCGATGCAGCTTTTCTACTTGATCCAAAATGTACACAGCTTAAAGCAGCAATGATGGGAGGATACAGATTCCATAAAAAGAACGGCAACATAGAAAAAAATAAACATTCACATGTTGCAGAAGCGTTACAATATCTTATGCTGCATATTAATCACGCGAGTGATGCAGCATATACTTTACAGAAAAGACCAGTCAAAAGGGTTGCGGCAACGGGTTGGACTTGATATAATTCGCCTGTCACTTGATGTTTCATTCATGTTACTCCTTGTAGCCCCTGCTGGTTTGCCCCTAGCGGGGGTTACTTTTATGTTAGACAAACACAAACTTGTGTGTATACTATGATGTAATATATACTTATTGGAGGTTGTTTATGACTGATAGAGAGATGAAACTGCGAGAACAATATTTTGATGGGCCAGCTTCTGACAGTATGAGCCTTATGCAGTTCTTTCTGTCTAAAGGTTTTGACCCTCGAAAAGAAGCGAAGAAAACATCCGGTGGTGGGACAGTACCAAAATATAAAGATGGTGGCCTAGTACCAAAACAATTTAAAGGTTTTGCTAAGTTACCAGAGTCTGTCCAAAAAAAGATAGATCCAAAATTGGCAAAAAAAGTTTAGGAGGGTTAATATGAAATGTGGACAAGGTAAACCTTACAAGATGATAGAGACAAAAGTTCGAAGCTATAAGGATGGCGGTGTAGTTTACACTGATAAAAATGATCCTGAAGATGTAGTTAAAATGAAGGATCTTGAAGTTGTAGAGAAAAAGACTAAAGATAAAGAGAAAAAATATTAGAGGTATAATACGGTAATGCTACAAGTAATCGATAATGCGACTCTTGTTAAGCAAGAGAAAGAGCTACGAGATAAAGCGCTCGCTGATCGTCAAGCGGATAGCGTTGTACTTGGTATTACATCTTATCTACGAACATGTTGGGACGCAGCTAAGCGTTCTAAGAAACCACTTGAAACAGTTATGCTCAAAGCATTACGTCAACGTAATGGTGAGTATGAAGCAGATAAATTACAACAAATTCATCAGCAAGGCGGTTCTGACATCTATATGATGATAACAGAAGTTAAGTGTCGTGCTGCTGAGAGTTGGTTGCGTGACATTCTTCTCGACCAAGGAACTCCCCCTTGGGATCTGCAGCCAACACCTATTCCAGATTTGTCTCCTGACCAAACTGCAGAACTACAAAATGTATTTGCAGCAGAAGTTGTGAAGATGATTGAGCAACATCAGAAAGCTCCAACACCTGATGACATTGCTGAAATGAAAGAAATGCTAACGCAAGATTATAGATTTAAACTTTTGCAAGATGCAGATAACCGTGCAAAGAAAATGAAAGTAAAAATTTCAGATCAGTTTGCACAAGGCGGTTGGGGAGAATCATTTAACGATTTTATAACTGACATGGTTACTTATCCATGTGCTTTCCTAAAAGGCCCTGTCGTTCGTAGGCAACGTAAATTAGTTTATGCAAAAGATGAAATGGGTAGAACTACTGTAGAAGCTGGTGAAGTTATTGCTCCAGAGTTTGAACGTGTTGACCCTTTTAAAATATATCCAGAACCCGGTATTACTAATATACGGGATGGGTATATATTTGAGCATCACCCATTAAGTCGTACTGAACTTGCAGATATGATTGGAGTTCCCGGTTATGATGAAGATGCTATTAGAAAAGTTTTAGAAATTGGTAATGGTCAATCATGGATCAACGAAGATGTTGAACTAATGAAAGATGAAGAAGAACGTAAGTTCCATACCGAGTCTAGACCTACCGACATTTATGACGCTCTAGAGTTCTGGGGTAAAGTCAGCGGTAAGATGCTTGTCGAATGGGGTATGGACGAAGAAGAAATTGAAGATCAAGCTCGTGAGTATGATGCAAATGTTTGGATTGTAGGTAACTATGTTATCAAAGCAGTTCTTAACTATGATCCCCTTGGTGAAAAACCTTACGCCAAAACTTCCTTTATTAAATCTCCGGGGGCGTTTTGGGGTAAGGGGATTCCCGAAATTATTGAAGACATACAAGGTGTATGTAACGCATCAGCTCGTGCATTAATTAATAACATGGGTATTTCATCAGGCCCTCAAGTTGAAGTAAACCTTGAGCGTATTCCACCTAATGAAGATATTACTCAATTACATCCTTGGAAAATATGGCAGGTAACTAATGATCCGTTTGGTTCTAGTTCTCCTGCAGTCCGATTTACACAACCAGATGATAACGCTAACACGTTAATGGCTGTATACGATAAGTTTAGTAAATTAGCTGACGACCATTCAGGTATTCCCTCTTATGTTTATGGTGACTTGAATGTGTCAGGGGCAGGACGTACAGCATCGGGGTTATCAATGTTAATGGGGTCAGCTGGTAAGGGGATACGTCAAGTAGTAATGCACATTGATAATGATGTAATTAAACCAGTTGTTCATCGGCAGTTTGTTTATAACATGCGATACGATGAGGATGAAAGTATTAAAGGCGATGTTGATATTATGCCTAGAGGAGCAGTTAACTTAGCTGTTAAAGAAACTGTCAACATGCGTCGAATAGAATTTCTTAATGCAACAGCCAACGAAATGGATATGCAGATTGTTGGTAAGGAAGGCCGTTCCGCGATTCTTCGCGAGATTGCCAAAGGGTTGCAAATGCCTGTGGATGATATTGTTCCGTCTCGGGAAAAGTCCAGTCATGATGAAAAGCTAAAAGCTGAAATGATGAAAGTTCAGCAGCAAGCAGAGATGCAAGCACAAGCTGCTCAACCTGACGGTTCTCCCAAAGGTGGAATGGAAGCAAACACAGTTGGTAACGGTGGCGCTGGGAGGTCAAGATGAAACGGCCTAGTCCAGAAGTTATCAAGGCGTTAGCTAACACTGTACGTCAATACCCGGAAGTCCTAGAGTGGCTTGAAGGATGGAGTACAGAGGAGTTATCGCGGCTACCAAATGCTACACAGAATACGGCACTTGCACAGGGGCGGTGTCAGATTTTGATAGAGCTAAGTAAGCTCGTAAAAGAGTCCCCTGAAACGGCGGCAAAGTCATGAAGAAGGCAGCTGCTTTTAATTACGCACACCGATAGGAGCGATTATGGGAATACCAAAGCAAGTTCAGAAACAGTCTGAGGAAGTACAAGAGTTGTATAAAGAGTTAAATGGCGAAACAGAAACAGCACAGGTTGAAAAGACCGAGGCTACTGAAGTACCTGTTGAACAGCCTATAGAACAACCTTCCGACAGTGTAGAAGATCAGGCACCGAAGTCTGAGCCACAAGAGCAAGTGGAGTCAGACGCTCAACCAAAAGAGTCTTGGGAACAAAAGTACAAGACGCTACAAGGGATGTATAACGCCGATGTTCCGCGCCTAAACGCAAAGAACAGAGAAGTTAACGCCCGTGTTTCACAACTGGAACAGTTGCTAGGAACTATGCAGCAATCAGCCAAACCTGAAGAACCAGTATCTACAGATCCTTTGATCACAGATGCTGATATGAAAGAGTATGGTGATTCGATTGATGTTATGAGACGAGCAGCTCGTGAAGAAGTTAATACCGCAAATGGGCGGATTGCACAGTTGGAGAAAACAATTCATCAGTTACAAGGAGTTGTGCCGCAAGTACAGCAAGTACAAGCACAGCAACAAGCTAGCAGTGAACAAGCGTTTTGGGCCGGACTTACCAATGAAGTATCTAATTGGCAAGATATTAATAACAATGCAGACTTTCAGTCTTGGTTGTTATCTATCGATCCACTAACAGGTATTTCACGTCAAACATATCTGGAGGACGCACAAAAGAATCTAGATACAAAACGTGTGGCGAGTTTCTTTGCGGCTTGGGAAAAGGAATTTGGAGTACCCGAAACTGCTCGTGAGAACCGATCAAATACTAATTCACAGCTTGAGAAACAAGTTGCACCGGGACGAGGACGTTCTAGTACATCTACAACTCAAGAGGCTAAGAATTATTCTCCTACAGACATCCAAAAGTTTTTTGAAGATGTTCGTAAAGGAAAATTTAAAGGTCGTGATGAAGAACGTGGTCGAATGGAAAGGGACATTTTCGCTGCACAGCGAGAAGGTCGAATCGTAACTGCTTAATTAAAAGGAGGTCATAATGGCTAAATTTGCAGTATCTCCGGGCCGCCCGGACTATAGCGGCAATTTCATTCCAGAAATCTGGAGTGGGAAGCTGATTGAGAATTTCTACGACGCTACGGTGTTGTCAGCGATCTCAAACACGGATTACGAAGGTGAAATCCGACAGATGGGTGATACGGTTAATATCCGTACTACACCAGAAATCACCATCAAAACGTATGTCAAGGGACAAACCCTTGCAGTCGAAAACCCTGATAAGGCTAAGATGCAACTAGTTATCGACAAAGGCGAATACTTCGCTTGTGTTGAAGATGACGTTGATCAAGTACAGTCTGACATCGCATTGATGGATCAATGGTCTAAAGACGCTTCAGAGCGAATGAAGATTAAGATCGATCAAAGGGTTCTAACTGACATGTTGACTGATGTACACGCTAGTAACAAAGGACAAACAGCAGGAGCAATCTCTGGTAACATCGATTTAGGTGTAGCAGGTACTCCAGAAGCGCTTACTAAGTCTAATGTTATTGACTTGCTAATCAACATGGGGACGGTACTTGATGAAGCTAACTCACCTGAACAGGATAGATTTGTAATCATTCCTGCAAAGATGGCTGGTCTAATCAAGCAATCTGATCTGAAAGACGCATCAATTACTGGTGATGGTTCTTCTCCTTTGAGAAATGGCCGTCTTGGTATGATTGATCGTTTCACTGTTTACGTTTCTCACAACCTAAAGAAAACTTCGGGTGGTGAGTTCAGTGTAATCGGTGGTCACAAAATGGGCTTTACGTTTGCATCTCAGATGACAAACATGGAGACTATTAGATCAGAGACTACCTTTGGCAATATAATCCGTGGTTTACAAGTGTATGGCTATAAAGTTACTAAGCCAGAAGCTTTGGCAACCGCCATCGTAACGCTTTAAGGAGGGTGAAATATGGCTACATATAATGATGGAACTGGTTACAATATGGGTACAGCTGCCGCGCACGTTGCTGCAGGCATCAATAAAGTATCTTCTGTAACCGTAGAGCTAAACTTCGCTACTATCACTACTGACAGAGCAGCAGCTGGTCTGACTGCTTTAGCAGGTACTGATATTCTTGAAGTTATCCGAATCCCAGCAAAAACTTTGGTCACTAACGTGGCTCTAGAAGTTACTACTGCTGAGGGCGGAACACTAACAGTTGACGTTGGTGACGGCGATAATCCAGATGGTTATCTGGATGGTGTTAATGGTAATGCTACAGCAGCTTACCTTACTGTCGCTGGAACTGATGCCTTTGAAGCTGGTAAGTATTACACAGCCGCTGACACTATTGACATTGTGCTAAACAATGCCGCTGATGCAGCAGTTATGAAACTTACAGCTGTAATGGTAGACTGTTCATAATATTGATTGGGGGGCTTAGGCCCCCCTCTCTATAGGAGTGTTGTATGGCAAAACAAATTGATAAAGCGAAGATGGCTTGTAACAAACCGAAACGTCAGGTATCTGGTGGTAAGAAGTTTGTTGTTAAAGCATGTCAAAATGGTAAAGAAAAAGTAATTCGATTTGGCGATGCTAATATGACTATTAAAAAAGATCAGCCGGGAAGGCGAAAGAGTTTTAGAGCAAGACATGGATGTGATTCACGACCACCATCTAAAATGACTGCTCGTTATTGGTCGTGTAAGAAGTGGTAATTTATTATGGCAGCACCTAAAGCAAAATCAAAAAAAGACGCGTGTTACTATAAAGTAAAAGCTAGATATAGTGTTTGGCCTTCAGCATATGCTTCAGGAGCTTTGGCAAAATGTAGGAAGGTTGGAGCTGCTAATTGGGGAAATTCTAAAAAGAAGAATACAAGTTCCTCAAAAAGTGGTAAAAGAGGTTAACAAATGGCAGTAAGAAAAACTGAGGAAGGAGCAAAGTTACAACGTTGGTTTAAAGAAAAATGGGTAGATGTAAAAACAGGCAAGCCTTGCGGCAGACAACAGGGAGAGAAACGTGATTACCCTTATTGTCGCCCATCTAAACGAGTATCAAAAGATACACCCAAGACCGCGTCGGAACTTACAGCTTCTGAAAAACGTTCTCGTACTGCTGCAAAGAAAAGTTCTAAGAAAGTAAAACGGGTATAGGAGGATACAATGATTAGATGGCTTAGAAATACAAAAGACGGTGAGATTTATGAGTGGGATGAAATTCTTGCTGAGAATCCATTGACTGAAGAAGTTACTGAGGAACAGGCGTTCCCAGAAAAATTTTTAGATAAGAAAAAGAAAAATCGCAAAGCTAAAGTAAATTTGGAAACTGAAGTCCCTGAAGTAGGTGACGATACTCCAGAAGAATTAGCTGAAGAAGCAACAAGAGGTTTAGAGCGAGCTAGGAATGATAAAGGTCATTATGTAAAAGACGATCCTACTACGCCTCAAAACGAAGCATGGGTTAAGAAAAAATGATACTAAACGATGTTGTTACAGAAGTAAGAAGAATAGTACAGGACACTAACACCCCTCAAAGGTATTCTGATACTGTACTTATAGGGTTTGCTAACCAAGCACTTAAACGTATTGCTGTGTTACGTCCTGATCTTTTTGCTTTTATTGGCGACATCACTAATACTGCAGATACTGTAGTACAATCTATGCCTTCTGATTCTATCCGTTTAATTGAAATATATAATGTAAAAGATGGTAACGGTATTACAGAAACAAATAGAGAATCATTAAATCAAGCTTATCCTTCTTGGATGAATGATGCAGCTGCTCCAGCTGTTAATTTTATGCGTCATACAAGAAATGCTAATAAATTTTTTATATATCCGAAAGCTCCTTCAGGCCAAGTTCTTATAGGAGAATATGCACAAACACCTCCAACATACGATGGAACAACTACAGTAGCTCTTTTACCTGATGCTTATTTTCCTGTCGTGGTTGATGCTACAGTGTTTATTACTGAGTCTGTTGATAACGAGCATGTTAATTCTAAACGTGCACAAATATTCCAACAGTCATTTACGCAGTCTCTTGGTGTAGCTGCTCAAAGTAGAGAAGTAACAGATACTGAGAGAGGCGGATTAGATGAGGAGGATGTAACATAATGGCTGACAGAACTTATTTAGATATAGTAAACAGATTGTCTCCTAGCGTACCGGGTTGTCCTACACCAGTTGTAGAACAGTATGTTCGTGATGCAGCAATCGAAGCGTGTGAAAAAACATTAGCATATCGATATGAGCAACCTAAAATAAGGTTAGTTCCCGGTGGTCATGATTATCAATATGATACACCTAGTGAAACTGAGGTACATGCAGTATTAACTGCTACAGTTAATGAAAGCAGGTTAACTCCTGTAACACTAGAACAATTATTTGATATGTATCCTAAGTGGCCTAATCAATCTACTGATGAACAAGCGGAACCTAGGTTCTTAACACAGTTAGATCCTGATCATTTTTCTCTAGCACCAGTTCCGGATAATTCCGTGACATATGATGTTAGAATGATATTGTGTCTTAAACCATTAAGAACATCTACTAAAATGGATAAAACAGTTCTTGATGAATTAGAAAATGTAATTATGCACGGAGCACTTCAACATCTATTAGTTTTACCTGATAGATCATGGAGTGATAGAGAGCTAGCTACTTATCATGCTAAGCAGTTTGTTATGAAGACTGCAGAACGTAGAGCTAGAACTAATCTCGGTGCTTCAAAAGCATCTATGCGTGTGCAGATGCAAAAGTTTGGGTGAGGTAAATTATGGCTGATACAATAAAATTAGTAAAGGGAGATGAGTTACCACAGATTACACTTACACTTACTGACGACGTAGCCAATGCTGCTTTAGATTTATCTGGTGCTAATACGGTTGTAACAATTAAGTTTAAACTTAAAGGTGGTACATCTACCTTATCTACAATTAATACTAATAAAGTTACTAATGGTTCTGACGGTAAAGTGTTGTTTAATTTTGCTGGTGGTGTACTTGATGTTGATCCCGGTGAGTATGAAGGTGAGATTGTTGTTAATTTTAACGGAAGTGTACAAACAGTTTACGATACATTAAATTTTAGAGTACGGGATAATTTCTAATGGCTAACGTTAGTGTATCTAACATTACACTATCAGCTATTGTTTCTGTAACAGTTAGCGTAGCTAGTTATAGTGCTTCTGTTTCTTACACTGATGTTGTTTATTCTGCTAACAACGCTTTAGTATCTTACAACTATGAACTTATTGAGACACGTCCGTTACCATCTGTATCGGTGTCAGTGTCTGAATTAATTTCTAAAGAGGCAAATAAAAGTCCAAGCGATGATATAACACTTTCAGATTCTGACCCAACTCTTAATATTCAATTAAATAAAACAGACTCAGTTACTATGGTTGAGTCTCGTGTAAAAGTATTTACAGACTTTATAGATTTTGATCCTACAGATGATGATGTAGATGCAACACCAGTTACAATGACTGAATCATCAGCTAAGACTTTAACTATAGGTGAGCTATCAGATAATGATGATGTAACAGCTTCTGAGTCTATTGTAAAAGCACCTAGCAAACCGGGAATTACAGCTTCGGTATCTACGTCAGAAAACATAAACAATTTTAATATTGGTAAAAATCCTAGCGACACAGCAACAACTTCTGAAGTGATTAACCGTTTTGATGTGACAACTGTATTAGACGACACAGTTACAATCACAGAATCTACAGCTAAAAACTTTACACAACCTAATTCTGATTCTGTATCAGCTGTACAATCTAATATAAAAGCATTTACTTCAAATATAGATTTTGATTTATCAGATGCTGATGTAGACCCTGATCCTGTTACAGCTTCAGAACAAATAAATAGTTTTGGTATTACAAAAGGTCTATCTGATACACCTACTATTACAGAAGCTACAGCTAAAAACTTTACTCATGGTGGTTTTAGTGATACTGCATCACCAGTAGAATCAGCAGCATTTATTGTAACTATACCGAGTGTGACAGATAGTCTCACTGCAGTAGAAGGTATTAAATTAGAACCATCCAAACCATTTGGTCATTCAGTTTCTGCCTCAGAATCTATTTCTCTTGATTCTAGACCTGTGTTTTCACACGCTGTATCAGCTACTGAAAGTATTAACACTTCACTTATATTAGGAGAGTCAGATTTCTTATATCCAAGTAATGCGTACATAGTTGACACTGATAAAGACTCGTCAAGTTTACGCGGTTATCACAGAGGATTTAGTGAAACGGCAAGTTATTTTGTTCAAGATCAATATAGATTTAGGCGTACAGACTTTACTGGTAGGTTAGGCCAAGATGATAGTTTATTTAATTCAACAGTATTATTTGAACCATCTCAAGATGGTAGCGCAAGAAGTGAAGCTGTTGGAATAATAGGTTCGTCAGGTTTAGTAAATATGGCTCGAATTAATGGGGATACAATAACTTACGGAGAAATAACAAATGCTGGACTACTAATCAATTTCATGTATACTGATACGGAAGACACTACATTAGGCGGACATTACTTTAATGAAACTCCGTTAAGTGCAGGAGCTTATTAATATAAGGAGATGGAAATATGATAAATGATACTATCAAAGTAACAGGTGAGCTAAAGCTTACACTTACTAATCCAGATGGTAACACACATGAAACGGTTATACCAAACATTGTTGTTACTGATGGTAAAGAATATATTGCGTCACGAATGAAAGACGCATCAGCTACAGCTATGAGTCACATGGCTATCGGTACTGGCAGCACTGCTGCAGCCGCTGGTGATGCAGCTCTTGGAACTGAAGCTGGTCGAGTAGCTCTTACATCAACTACTGTAACAAGTAATGCTGTTGCTTATGTAGCAACATTTCCTGCTGGTACAGGTACAGGTGCAATAGCTGAAGCCGGAATATTAAACGCAAGTTCAAATGGTACACTCCTGTGTAGGACTGTCTTCTCAGTAATTAACAAAGGAGCCGCAGACACATTAGGTATTACTTGGACTGTAACTGTTAACTAAGGAGTTACACAATGGGCATCAAGTTTACAAATAATGGTCATTCGACCTTAGCGTCTAGCATTAATACTAGCGCAACTAGTATTACTGTTGCAAGTGGTCACGGAGCGCGTTTTCCATCTCTTAGCACTGGTGATTATTTTTATGCTACTTTAATTGATGCCTCAAACAATCTTGAAATTGTAAAAGTAACTGCGCGTTCTTCTGATGTTTTAACAGTAACTAGAGCACAAGATAACACATCTGCTAGAGCTTATGGAGCAGGCGATAGAATTGAACTAAGAGTAACTGCTGCTGTCCTTGGTGAAGTAACTGATATTTATAATAGTGTTACTGCTGAAACAGGATATTTTGCATTACCTTCTGGTACAACAGCTCAACGACCCGGTTCTGCACAATCAGGCTGGTCAAGATTTAACAGCACTACAGGATCACTAGAATTTTTTGATGGTACTTCTTGGATTGCTACTAATTTAATTCCTACAATATCCGCAATTAGCGGTAACTTATATCCCGGTCTTACAACGACTATAACGTTAACTGTAACTAATGGAACAGATACACTTGATGTAAAAATACTAGAAGGAAGTACCCTACATGCTACAGTTGAAGATGTAACTAACAGCTCTGGTACAGTTAGTGTTGTAATACCTTCTGCTGCATTTAATAATTTTAGCGGAGGTGATACAATAACTTTTAGTGTTTTAAATTCAGATGGTACTCCTTCTTCTAATACTCAAAATTTAACTGTTACTGCTTTACCTTCTGGCGGTACTATATCTACTTATACTCTTAGTGGTCAACTTTATAGAGTACACACATTTAACTCATCTGGTACTTTTACAAATACTGCAACCCGTAATGCTAGAATACTTATGATAGCTGGCGGGGGATCTACAGCTGGTGCTCAAGGTGCTGCAGGTGGTACAGGTGGTGGAGGAGCAGGCGGTCTTGTTTATTATAAAGACCAGTCCATAACTCAGAAAAACTACACAGTCAGTATTGGCGCAGGAGGTACATCAACATCAAGTGATGATAGTGGTGCTCGAACTGGTAATAATACGACTATGACAGATATGACTACTGCCGTTGGTGGAGGTAAATCTTTTCAAGGCACCGATGGCGATGGAGCAAGCAGAAATGGTGGCTCTGGCGGTGGTGCAGGTTTCGGTAGTAATCAACCTTACACCGGAATAGGCTCCGGTACTACTAACCAAGGTAATAATGGCGGCGCAGGAAGTTCAAGTAATAGTGGAACAGGTGGCGGCGGAGGAGGAGCCGGAGAAGCTGGAAGTACAGATGGTACAGGTCAAGGTGGAGACGGAGTACAAGAAGGTTCAAGCTCTGTATATAATTTTAACGGAGGTGGTAATACCACATTCCAAGTAAACGGCACTAGTGATTACTACGCTGGAGGCGGCGGCGCTGGTTCTATAGGTGCTGATGGTATTGCAGGCGGCCAAGGCGGCGGAGGAAACGGTGACATTAGTACAAATAGTAACCACGGAACTGCTAATACAGGTGGCGGCGGAGGCGGTTGCGCAACCCAAGCTGGTACAGGCGGTAACGGGGGTTCCGGTAAAGTTTGTATAAGTTACGCAATATAGGAGGATAATAATGGCAAATTACGCAAAAGTTAACCCTCTCACAAAAAAAGTAGAGGAGGTTATTGTTGCTGAACAAGAGCATATAGATACACTTCCTAACAGAGAGTTATGGATTAAAACTAATACTGGTGTAGTAGGTTCTACTTATGATGCAGATAAAGATTTAGTTATACCACCAAAACCTTACCCTTCTTGGGTTTATAAAGAATCAGATAATACTTGGGAAGCTCCTACTGCTATGCCTAGCGGTAAAACTGGAGATACTCATATTTGGGATGAATCTAAAAAAGCTTGGGTCGAGAGGTAAATAATTATGGGAGTTAAAGTAACAAATAATGGCTTTGGTACTATCTCAGCTGGTATAACTAGTAGTGCGACTACTGTTACTCTTGATACAGGACAAGGTGCTCGTTTCCCAACTTTAGCTAGTGGTGATTTCTTTTTTGGTACTCTTGTTGATACATCTAATAATATTGAAATTATAAAAGTTACTGCACGTTCTTCAGACTCTATGACAGTAGTAAGAGGGCAAGATAATACATCAGCTCGTGCTTTTGCTATTGGTGATAGGTTTGAACTTAGACCTACAGCTGCATTATTTGAAAGTTTAGCAACGTCGACAATTACTTGGCAATCATCTATTAAAACATCAAGTTTTACAGCAATCGCTGGTGAAGCTTACTGGGTTGATACATCATCAAACACAGTAACTATTACTTTCCCTTCTTCTGCAAGTGTTGGAGATACGATTGAATTAGTAGACTATGCAAGAAATTGGGGAACAAACAAAATTATAATAGATAGTAACGGCTTAAATTATCAAGGTGACCCAGATACATATAATGTTGAATACGACACAAGTGGTCAAGGATTGAGAATAGTTTATTCTGGTGCAACTAAAGGATGGATTCCTACTTCTGATGATATTTCAGAAGATAATCCAGCACCTCCTACTTATAACATAAATACTTTAGTTATTGCTGGCGGTGGTTCTGGTGGTAACAGACATGCTGGAGGCGGTGGTGCTGGTGGTATGTTAACAACAAACTCAGTAACTTTAACTTCTGGCATACAGTATACTATTACTGTAGGCGCTGGAGCGACTGGAACAGCCTATGATGCGTCTGCTGGTAATACAGGAGTAAATTCAACTATTACTGGTTCTGGTTTAACAACACTTACTGCTTTCGGTGGAGGCGGTGGAGGTATTTTCCACAATGCTGGTCACATAAATGGAACTAATGGTGGTTCTGGTGGCGGCGGCGGTTCTGAAAGTAGTGGAGGAACAGGAACATCTGGTCAAGGTAATAATGGTGGTAATGGTGGTGGTCAATCTGCTCCCGATTACGGTGGTGCTGGAGGCGGAGGCGCTGGTGCTGTTGGTGCTAATGGTAGTGCTTCAGCTGGTGGCGCTGGTGGAGCTGGTTCAGCATCTTCAATTACTGGTTCATCTGTAACATATGCTGGAGGTGGCGGTGGTTCTTCTTACACTAACAATAGTGCAGGTGGCGCTGGCGGTTCTGGTGGTGGTGCGGCTGGTACTGGACAAGCTGCTGGAAATCATGCATCAGCGAATACTGGTGGTGGTGGGGGTGGTAACACACACAACAACGCAGGTAGCCCATCTGGTAATGGTGGTTCTGGTGTAATAATATTAAGCGTACCTACTGCTAATTATTCTGGAACAACAACTGGTTCACCATCAGTTGCAACATCTGGTTCAAATAAAATATTAACCTTTAATGGTTCAGGGAGTTATACAGCATAATGGCACATTTTGCAAAATTAGGAATGGGTAATGTAGTTTTAAGAGTTGAAGCCGTATCAAACGATATTGCTAAAAATGAACAAGCTGGAGTAGATTTTTTAAATAAACTATATGGAACAAGAGATGTTTGGAAACAAACGTCTTATAATAAAAAAATAAGAAAAAACTATGCTGGTGTTGGTTTTACTTATGATGAAGCTAGAGATGCTTTTATTGCACCAAAACCTTATAATAGTTGGGTTTTAGATAAAGAAACTTGTATTTGGAAAGCTCCTAAAGATTATCCTGATGATGGGAAAAGATATTATTGGGATGAGTCGAAAACAAACTGGGTTGAAGAATGACAACAAGGACTCCTTTATATATGTTGCCTAATGGAACATTTATTAGAACAGCAGATTCTGTTCCTGAAGGTAGTGTAATAGTAGAAGAACCACCGATGCCTGAAGAACCAGAGGTAAAGGTAGAAGATCAAACAGCAGCTGTGGTAGCCGCAATGAGGTTAGGTAATGGCTAAAGCAGCAGAGATAGAACAAGAATTACTAAAGCATGAAGCGATTTGTGCTGAGCGATATGAGATGATTATATTTCGTATTGAGCGATTAGAAAAGATTATGATTGTAGCGGCTGGCGCTATGATTATAGGACTAACGTCAATCCTAGCAACAATATTAATAGGAGGATAAATGAATAAAAATAAAAAAACAAAGTCTAAAGGTATGACTTACAAAGCAGGCGGAGTAATTTTTAAAAACTGCCCAACTTGTAAAACTAAAACTGCGTGTAAAAAAGCAGGTCGTTGCCTTAAAAAGACTTAGATTGAGGTACTTACATGCGTCGGATGACTTGGGGAGCAAAACTATTTCTTTTTATAGTCTCTGTCATCTTTGGCGGAGTGTTAATGTTATTTGCAAATGTAGCGTTTGCAGAGACTAATACTATTTCTAGTACAGTCACAGGCACTACTACTGTAGATAAAACCCCACCTACTGCATCAGCACCTTCTATAGTTATTAACAACCAAGATGTTTGTACGTCAGCATCATCAGTAGCTGTACAGACTCAGATACTTGGTTTTGCTACAGGTCAAACTGTTACAGACGAAAATTGTGAAAGATTAAAACTTGCTCGTTCTTTATATGGGATGGGTATGAAAGTTGCTGCAGTATCTGTTCTTTGCCAAGATGAACGTGTTTGGGAAGGTATGTGGATGGCTGGAACACCATGTCCATATCTTGGTACTATAGGTAAAGCAGCTACAGAAGCTTGGAAAGATAACGATTACCAAGCACCTACAATAGAAAGTTTACAAAAAGAAAAAGTAAAAGAGGTAAAAGAAGAAAAGAAAAAAGTAACTAAACCACAGGAGGGTAGTAATGTTGATAAAAAAGGTCTTTCCATTTTTGGCGGTCTTGCTGTTTTATTGTTCCTCCTCTAGTGCATATGACCAACAATATACAGTTGGTGGTGTAGGCCCTAATGGTGGTACTGTTACAACGGTTACTGTTGTACCTGAACTTACTAATACTGAAGAAGTTATGGTAGGTGATTTTTTAGAGACTACATACACATATACTTATACAGAGACGGTTGAAGAAACTGTTAACCAAACTTCATACGAAACTGTAACTGTTATTACAGAAAAAACAGACCAACTTATAGATACAGCTACTGTAACAAACAGTAACATTTCAACTAATTGTTCGTGGGCTAATAGTGCAGATTTTTGCACTGGCAGTCAAACTGTAGGTGGTGGGTCTAAAACATATGACTTTGATTTATCAGATTACCAGAATAAAACAGGCGTAGATTACGGCGCTAAAGTATTTTCACATGGCTCTAATGCAAATGTACCTTTATGTAATGCAACTAACGGTGACTGCAAAGATGAGTTTAAAGTTACTGTAAAATTATTAAACGACGGATCTGTAACAGAAACCTATACTCATAACTATACTAGTATGAATTGGATAGGGTCTCAGGATTTTTCTTATTCTCAAGATGTATCTAGTATAGCTTTTGATTCAGCTTCATTAGAGTTATATGGTATGGACGCAGGGTATTTTAATGGGTACTTTGGCCCCGGTTTTTCTGATGCTTTCTTTAATTTAACATATAACAATATATCTGAGATAATTAATCAAATTATTACTCAGGTTGAAATGAATACTATATTAACAGCTACTGAGTACGCTTATAATTCTCAGTATATACCCCCACCCCCACCTGTAGAAATAGATTATTCTGATTATAATGCTGATTCAGGCACTGTATTCGAAATGGAATTAGAAAATTTTGACGGAGGTATAACTACTTTTGAAGTAGAAGTTATGGACACACCTACAGGTGATTTTGAGATTGCTATAAGTGAAGTAGAGTCTTTTGATATAGAACTCCCTTCAGATATGGCAGAACCAGAACCAGCAATGGTAGAGGTAGCAGCATCGGAGGAGCCGCAGCCTGAGACTGTAAGTGGAGATACCAATGAAACACAAGAACAAGCAGAAGATTCACAATCTGGAGAGGAGCAGGCTAGTGAATCCGAACCTGTTCGAACCGCAAAGTCTTCAGGAGATAGCAACAAAACTAGAACTGAAGCCGGGGGAAAAAATACAGAAACCACCGAAAAACCAAAGCCTAGTAATACAAAAACATCAAATAAAAGAAGCACTTCTGTTGCTTACTCAACAGTCATGGAAACAGTGCGATTAGTAACAATGCAGCAATCTCAAGCTGTTAAGAATTTTAATGAGTATAGGTCAGTTACAATACCTACTACTGAGTTTTATACCTCTTACCAACTTGATGGTGGTAATAATTACGATAACCCGTATGCTGAGTATTATACAGGAGCGTCAGATTATCTATGGAATGAAATGGTGGATTTACAATGGCAGAATTAGATGTAGGTGGAGTGAAATTAAAAGGGGGTAAGGGGTTAACAATCCTTATCGCAATAGGAACAGTAGTAAGTTCGCTGTATGGCGGGTTTGTAATGTATAAAGACTATATGGATATGAAAGAAAAACTATCTGGTTTAGATACAGGTGCTATTGAAGCACAATTAGAAACCTCAATGATTAAATTAGATGAGGCAATAGATTATGCAAAAGATATTAAAGACGATTTACGAAGCGATGTCATCCAAGTTGAAAAAGCTTTGGGGCAAGTTGAAGACCGTATTAGGCAAGTCGAAGGTGAAAACAGAGAAACCATCCGAGACGCGAAAGACCACTTCGAAACCAAAACGGAAAAAGTTGAAGACGAAATAATTGCTGCTAAAGAATATTTTTCAGATAAAACTATGGATATGGATGAAAAATTTATACAATTAGAAGAAAGAATTAATAAAAAGCTAGAACGAGCTTTAGATAATCCGCTTCTTAAGGAGATGGGGAAATGAAGTTTGACTCTGTAGATAAAAATAATAATGGCACTATTGAAGAACAAGAGTGGGCAGAAATGCAAGTCGAATTCGAAAGAAAAAGACTTGAGGATGAAGATGCTAAAAGAGATAGTCAGCGCAAAATGGCGTGGTTTTCTTTGGTGGGTATGTTGGTTTACCCTTCTGGTGTTTTTCTATCTAGCCTTATTGGTTTGGATACTGCTGCGGACTTATTAGCATCGATGGCTAATATTTATTATGTATCTATAGCAGCTTTAGTAGGAGCCTATTTTGGCTTTACTAATCTTAATAATAAAGTAGGAGGAGGTTCAAATGTTAAACCTAGTAAGTAGTTTAGTTGGCCCTGTAACAGGGTTGCTAGATAAATTTGTAGAAGACAAAGATACTAAAAACAAGTTAGCTCATGAAATTGCTACGATGGCAGAGAAACAAGCCCACGAAGCAAACATGGCACAAGTAGAAGTTAATAAAGCAGAAGCACAACACCGAAGCTTATTTGTTGCAGGTTGGCGGCCATTTGTCGGCTGGATTTGCGCCACTGCGTTGTTATACCATTTTGTTCTTAACCCAATTATAATGTTTGGAGCTGGCTGGGCTGGGGTAGAGATACCAGAATTACCTGCGTTTGATATGGACAGTTTGATGACTGTCTTGTTAGGTATGCTTGGTCTTGGGGGTTTGCGTAGCTATGAAAAAAGTAAAGGATTAGCTAAATGAAAGAAAACTTTAGTACATGTTTAGATATGCTTCTTAAGCACGAAGGCGGTTTTGTTGACCATCCTCGTGATCCCGGAGGTATGACAAATCTAGGCGTGACATTAGCAGTCTATGAAGATTATCTAGGCCGTGATGTAAGTGAAGACGAGATGCGTAGTCTTACACCTGAAAATGTAGCTCCTGTATATAAACAAAACTATTGGGACAGAGTTAAAGGTGATGAACTACCCTCTGGTGTAGATTGGTCTGTGTTTGACTGGGCTGTTAACAGCGGGCCATCAAGAGCGTCAAAGGCACTACAACGTATTGTAGGTTCTTACCCTGATGGTGCTATAGGGCCTAATACTTTAGCAAAAGTTTTTGAAGCTGACGTACATGTAATTTTAAATAATATGCACAAAAATAGACAAGAGTTCTATGAAAACCTTAAAACATTTGATACATTTGGAAAAGGTTGGACTAGAAGAAATAATGAAACACTAGCTCAATCATTGGAGATGGTGTAATGGCATCAGTAAAGTTAATAAAGTTTTTAGGTGAAGCTCCGAAGATTTCTTCAGAACTTCTACCAGATGGAGCAGCACAAAAAGCTTTTAATGTAAAGTTGTATTCAGGTGACTTGTTGCCATACCGTACCCCTAAGGTTGTTGATAATACAGAACGTTCAGGTTCTACAATAAAAACTTTACATGCTTTACGAAATCCATCTACTAATGCTTTAGTATGGTTGTCTTTTACTAATGATGTAGATATTGCTTTTGCTTCTTCTTCTGAAGACGAGGAGCAACGGTTTTATTATTCAGGAGATGGTGTACCTAAAGTATCTAACTATGAGCTAGCTACTAATGGGTCAGAGCCTTACCCTGTTAACAATGGTTATTATGAGTTAGGTCTTCCGTTACCTGATGTAGCTCCTACTAATACAGCAACATCTTTTTCTGTGGTAAGTGCAACTCATTATGAGCGTGACTCAGGAAACACAGCTACGTTTTATGGATCAGGAAACCATAACTTAACTTCTGGTAATATAGTTAGTGTCAGAGACTTTGGGACTTCTGATGAAGCTAAATCATTTAATGCTACTAATGTAGAAGTTACTGTTCTTAATGCTACAGACTTTCAATACTTTAGTCCCGGTGATCAAGTAGCTAAAACAGGAAACACTACAGGTAGAGCTGATCTTGCAGGTAACACACAGATTAGAACTTACATATATACATGGATGACACCATGGGGTGAAGAATCTATTCCAAGTCTACCTTCTAATGAAACATATGTTAAAGAAGGTCAGACAAGTACAGTAGGCTCAATACCTACTACTGCTCCTTCAGGTCAAAATTTTATTAGAGGTGTTAGAGTTTATCGAAGCGTAGTTTCTGCTTCTGTTACAGATTATTTTAGATTAGCTACATTATGGTATCCTACAGCTACAGCAAAAGTTAAACGTACATCTAATGTGTCAACTGTAACATTAGCTCATCCACATAATTTTATTAAAGGTGATAGATTTAAAATTAGTGGTCTTACAGGACAATCATCTTTTAACATTACAGATGGTATAGTTACAGCAGTAGTTGATGAATACGCATTTAGCTATACTCAAAATACTACAGATGTAGGAGAAACTGCAGATACATCTGGCACTTTGTTTCACGATGTTTCAGAATCTGTTAGTAACACAGCTAGGTATTGGGGTGATGGTAGTTATAATTTTACTGACGATTTTTCAGTTTCAGGACTTAGTTTTGTAGTTCCTTCTGAAGATTACGATCCACCTCCTGCAAACATGCAAGGACTTAAAGCGGGGCATAATAATATTCTTGTAGGGTTTTTTGATAACCAACTTTGTTTTTCATTTCCTGATAAACCACATGCTTGGCCTGAAAAATATCGTATGACTTTTGAATCTGATATTGTAGCTATCCAACCAAATGCAGGTTATGTTACAGTTCTAACAAAAGAATATCCATATCAAGTATCTGGTAACGATCCGGCTACTATGGTTAGTTCGCGTATTGATACTTTATATCCATGTCTATCAAAACGATCTGTTGTTAATATGGGTTATGGTATTGTATGGGCTACTCATGGTGGACTTGCAGTATTTTCACCATCAACTGGTATAGATTTAATTACTAAATTTGTTCATGATTGGGATACATGGGATGAAGAACTAGATCCTTCTACTCTTGTAGGTCATTTTTATAATGGTAAATATTTTGGCTCCCATAGTAATGGATCATTTATATTTGAACGAGATGATAAAGTAGGTGGGTTTTTTGTAAACATTCAATACACTTTTACTGCTGCATTTACTGATCCAGAAGCTGGTACCATGTTTTATACTGGAGGTAATCTTGGTCATATTTTTGAGTGGGATTCTCCTACTGAAGTTTTATCTCCGTTAGAATGGAAATCTAAAACACTAGTAACTAAAGATTATATTAACTTAGGTGCAGCTAGAGTTATAGCAGATTTTGAAACACCAGATGCTGAAGCAGAAAATATACAAAATTATAACGGAACTGTGTCTGCTTTTAATAACGGTATATGGGCTAAATCAATCCAACTTGGTTGTATAAATGGGCCAACAGACTATTTAGATGCTGGTGTTAGGGTATCAAATTTAGCTCCTATGAATAGTTTTCCTGTAAATGGAGACGGACAAACCCGTAATTTAAAAGATTTATCTGGAGTTTTACCTGTAACATTTAAGTTGTTTGCGGATAAAGTTCTTATATTTCAAGCAACTGTGTCATCATCTGATATATTTAGATTGCCTACTGGCTACAGATCGGATACATTCGAAGTAGGTGTATCTGGTTCGTCTAGAATACGAGCAATTCATTTTGGTGAAACACCTTACGGATTAAGGGCGGTATAATATGGCAAGGTTTACAGCAATTCCAGCAGTGCCACAAGGGGGTATAACTGACTGGCAAAGTATTTTGATTAGTTCTGTAAAAGAAAATGTAGAACTATTAACAGGACTTCGTGGTGAATCTGACCTACAGAGTAAAGCTATTACTCGTGGTCAAGTTACCATTAAGGAAATGTCTGAACAAGACATGAAACAAGTAAGTGCAAAAGGCGCTGGGTTTACAATTAGTAGTCAAGAGGTGGCAGGTCTTGATGATTATGGTAAACTTATTACAGACGTACAAACTTTAGCTAATGATTTAGCATTAACTAGAGCTGTGTTAAATGCACTTATTAGACAAATAAAAGGAGAATAGAGTTATGGCTAACTATACCAATGATACGAATGTTGGAATGGATACTGCTAGCGCAACTGCATCCGACCAAGTCGGTGGTGGTGTAGTTGGAGCTATGGGTGCTGTTCCTTCGTCAACTTCTTTGGATTTGCCTCCGGCGATTCAAAGTTTAATTGACATGCCTGCAGCAGGAGTTGCTTCAGGTGCTATAAGACCAATCCAAACAGGCACTGTTGCACAAGATCCAAACTATGCAGCTTTGGATTTTAGAATGCAACCAACTTATGAAGAAGGTGGAATGGTAGGGCCGGGCGGAATGCCTATGCGTCCTGCAGGTGTACAACCTCAGCAAGGTGCTGCAGTAAATCCTCAAATGTTGGATATGCAAGTTAATGAAATAATGTCCCAAAACCCAGAAGCGGTAGCAAGGATAAGAGCAGGTATTGAGGCAGGTATTCAATCAGGAGAATTAGACGCTAATGAATTAAATACAATTATTCAGCTAGCTAAAACTGTAATGCAGAATCCTGAAATGTACCCACAAATTAGACAGATGGCTATTTCTAGGGGGATTGCTACAGAAGCTGATCTTCCTGCACAATTTGACCAAGGACTTGTTATGGCAATTATTGCAGCAGGTAAGTCTATGGAAGCTGATGTGCAGATAGAAGGAGGACAAGCTCCTATGCCACAACCACCAGTTCAAGAAATGGAATTTGGTGGAATGGTTAATGGCCCATCTCATGATCAAGGCGGTGTTCGTGTAAAAATGAAAGGCGGCGGTGAGATTGAAGTTGAAGGTGGTGAGTATGTTATCCCTAAAGATGTTGTCAAAAAGAAAGGTACAGATTTTTTTGATAAAATGTTACAAGCTGAAAAGGATAAAGCATGAGTTTACAAGTAGTGGAAAAAGAAACAATACAAACTCCAGAGCTTAAGTATGAAGCTCAACTTCTATCAACAAAAGAATTGATAGATAAATACTGGGGTCAGTGTGTGCCACTTCTTGACGAGTGTATTAAACGTGCGATGCACGGCGAAATGCTTGTAGAGGATTTATATACCAGAGCCATGAAAGGTGAGGTATTTACAATCGTTGCTAAAAACGATGAAACTGAAGTTCCAACTGTTAAGTTAGTTATTGTGTTGGAACTTGTAACGTACCCTAGATTTACAGCGATGAACGTTGTAGCTTTAGGTGGTAAAGATTTAAAAAACCTGATACAACAACATTGGAAAGATGTTTGTAGTTGGGCAAAAATCTGCGGTGTAAAACAAATAGAATGTTCAGTACACCCAGCCATGGAAAGAATTTTAACACCGCAAGGTTTTGAAAAGAAGTATGTTCAACTACGACAGGATTTAACGGAGGTCTAATTATGCAAACTATAAACCCACTAGTAGTTTCAGTTGGCCCTGCAGCTGGTACTACTCCAATATATCCTACACAGCTCATAGAGCATGGTGGAGGAGTTAAGAAAGTTATCGCTGTAGCAGCTATGGTAATTATACCTGTAGCAGCTCCGGCTATCGCAAGTTCAATCGCAGCATCTTCGCTTGTTAGTGCAAGTGTTGCAGCAGCTATGACTAGTACAGCTGGAGCTGTTGTAAGTTCAGCTATTGTAGGCGCAGGACTTGGCGCAATAACAGCAAAAGTCACAGGTACTAGTGTAAAAGCAGGTGCTATTGGAGGTGCTCTTGGTGGCGCATTCGGTGGATACCGTTCTGCTAGCGCTGGCACATTTGGTACACCACAAGGTGGTATTAGTGCTACTGCCGATAGAACCCTTGGTACTAACTTCAGCGGAGCAAATACTGCAACTGACACTAGCACATTAACTACTGGCGTCGATGGTAATCCAACTGGCGGTAATCTAGGTGGAGATCAAGTTCTTAATACTTCAACAGATGCAGTTGTAGGTGAAGCTGGTAAACAAACATTTATGGAAAAAATGGCATCAGTTCCATCTAAGATAGCTGATAAGATTACTAATCCAGATACCCTTGCTAACCTAACACTACAAGCAGGTGGTCAGTTGTTGGCTACAACTTTGGTTCCTCCGGGATCAATGCCAGAACTGTCAGCAGAAGAACAACAAGTTCTAGAAGAATATAAAGCAGAACTTGCAGACCTTAAACAAAACAATGAGGCTGCATTTAATGCTAAGATGGATGCTTCTAAACAGTTCCTTGTACAAGCAGGCTACTTCTCTCCAGAATATTTTGGACTTCAGTCAGCAAACAAAGCTGCTACAGACCAAGAACGTAAACTACGAGAGTACAGACGTACAGCTGGGTTAACAAGCTTTAGAAATACTGGTATGAGTGCTGCAGAAGAAAGACGTGCTGCTTTAGATAGTGGTAGAAATGTTCAATCTGCTTATGACTCAGGTTTCCAAAAAGGTATGACTGCACAGAACCAAGCTTTGACAACAGGTTATGGTATGATTCCTTCAGGAGATGCTAGTTATGCAAATGCTTTAGCAGGTCTAGCAAATACTTATAGTGGTCTACGATCACAACAAGATAAGAAACGTGAAAATATTGCCGAGTTCTTTGGTGGCCTTAATACTGCTTCAGGTAATTCTAAAGAAGATGAGGAAAAACTAAAGAAAACTAAAAAAGATGGTGAAGCACCTATAGGTGGTTTAAATCTTAATGGTAATACAGCATTCGGGTAGGGAGGAATCATGGCAAGCTTTGGATCATTTTTAGGAACAGCACTTGGCACAGACCCTCAAGCTTTTCAAAGAGGTGCTGAGAATCAACTGAAACTTCAGGCACTGCAGAGGGCTGAACAAGATCGTCTGAACCTAAAAAACTATGCTCCAAACCAAATGAACCTTGGTGTTAATCTGCGTGAGACACCTAATCTTGATTCTTCAAAGTTTGGCTCAGACCAGTTATTTATTGAGCCACCTAAAAAAGTAGAACCAGAAGTAGTAAAACCTATTGATGTTCCAAAGGTAGAGGAGAATATTACTGAAGAATCTATTGTTGGTGATGACCAAACTGTTATTGATAACCAAGAAACAAATATTCCATCTACACTAGTCCTACCTAATTTTGATGCTGATGCTGACCGAGATATGTCTAAGATAGGTGTAAGTAAAACACCTGACATTACTCAAATAGACCCAGAATCTTCTCAGTTTATACAATCAATAGATAAGTTATTTGCCGATGGTAATTTTCAAGGTATTATGAGTAGCATCCAAACTCGTATCGCTACGGGTTATGGAGATATGCTTGCAGGTTCTCCTGCTGGTAGAGCATGGGGTTGGCTTACTGATAGTCCTGATGAAGTAGCAAAACGAAAAGATAGTAAATCAGCACTCGATTGGTTTCAATCAGATGAAGCAAGAAGGTACTTTGAGCAAAACCCAAATGAACTAACAGGAGCAGCGGCAGACCCAATCGGGTTTCATAAAACATTTATTGCAGATGCACCTGCTCGTAAAGAAATAAAAATTAACGAAGAATCTGAAGAAAAAGCTAATACATTAATAGCTAATACACTTAACAGTTTAACTGACGGTTTATCTACATCTACTTCTGTGGATGTTAGTCAGATGTCAGACCTATTAGGTCTTGATAAATTCATGGCTCTATCTGTTCTTGGAGTAGAATCCAATTTTGGTAGAAATTTATCTGACGCTGGAGCAGGCGCACAAGGTGCTATGCAGGTTATGCCCGGTACTTTTGATCAGATGAAAGCATGGTACACAAACCCTGCTAATATTGAAAAATATAATATATCACCTAGAGTAGTAGATATAGCTAGACGACTTAATCCAAAGTCTGCACAGATGCAAACTATGGCTGGTCTAATGTACTTAAAATACGGTGAGTATATTGGTGTACCTAAGAACTTGCTTGCTGCAGGTTATCAAGGTGGTATGGAAACTGTTAAGAAAAACGGTCAACCTAGCTCAGCTAATGATGGAAACCTAACAAACGTAGATTATAACCGAGCTGTTATTGAAGTTTATAACAGCATGGTATCTCAATTTGGCCCTGTAGTTAAACAAGATAATGTTGAAACAGCTAATCTTACTACTGACAACAAAGTAGCAGGAGTTGTAACAGACGATACTAAAACTACAAATGCAGGTGTAGATACCAGCACTCTTATAGAAGGTGCTATAACTAACGATATAGAAAAAGGTAAAGCAGATAAATTTTTTGCTGATGAAGCTAAGTCTGATAATACTACAAACACAGCAGTAGCTAGTGAGAATGTAAGTTCGTTAGAAGTAGTAGGTACCGAAGTAGTTACACCTAATGATTCTAACATTACTAATGGAGATGTAGAAAAAGCAGGAGAAGTTAACTCTCCAGCTATCTATATTGAAAATCCTTCTAAAGTTGGGTTTGATATGCAACAAGCTCAAAAAACTAGAGAAGAAGCTGTTAGAGCATTTAACCTAGTTAACAGACAAGTTGCAGATTACCAACGTCTTGCTGAGATATACAGAGTATCAGGCTCAATGGATAAATACTTTGAGTATAAAAGTTTAGCCGAGCAGGCATATAGTAATGCACTAGCTTCTAGAGATGCAGTTACCAAATTAGACAATAGTATGGTATATCTACAAGGTATGCAGGGTCTTAATGATTTAAGGTTTGGTAATAATACAAACAGATTATCTCAAGTTTGGTCTATGTACTCAGGCAGAGATGTAAGAGTTGTACCTCGTTCAGACGGATTGTTTAATATTATGATGGATGGAGAAACCATTTCTGAAGGTGTAAGCCAACGAGATGTTGGACACCTAGCTCAACTTCAGTTTGATTCTAGTTATAGAGAAACTGTTAAAGCAGCAGCAAGTGAGCGAAGTTCTAAACTATTTGATCAATCACTTGATGTTAATATGGAACAAGTCAAGATGCTCAATGAGCTAACTATCGAGAAGTTTAAAGCTAGAGCAGCAAATATGCTTGAAACACTTAAACAAGTAGGTGCAGAATTTAAAGCTATCGGTGATGGTTCAGGAAAAGGTATTGTACAAAAAGGTGGTGAAATATACTTGTTTGATCCTATGATGGAATATACTAAACCAAACTCTGATGAGAAAGAATACAGACCGGGATTGAAAAAACTTTCAATGGGAGAAGCAACAGCTTTGCTGAGTGGTAATGCGTATGCAGAAGGTGATGCAGTTAAAGAAGTATTGGAGAAATAGATGGCAAAGGCGGGACTTTCATTAGGCGCACCGCTTAATGCAATGGACATAAACCCAATAGGGAATCCGTATGACCCTACGCCTAGCAGTGGTCTATCATCACTTAATAATAATTTAGCAGACACAGCAGCCTTAGGAGAACTTGCATTAGAGAATGCTAATCTTGGTGTACCTGATCTTAAGCCACCACAAGGTACTGGCCCGTCAGTTCTATATAGTCCTTCAACTAACAAGATGTTTGTTAATGGTGCATTGTTTGATGCTGATGATTCACAATCAGCACTAGATTCAGTACCATTTGTTAAAGAGTCTAGGAAAGAAGCTCCTGCTGGTTTTGACTGGCAAGAAGTTTCACCACAAAATTACAACGAATACATAAAAAATATTAACGACCCCGGTCTTGGTCAGTTGATGGCTCGTAACTTTGAGATAGGTGGTAGTAATCTAAAACTACTAGCTGGTCGAGGTATGCAATTTCTTGGTGCTGAAGACACAGGTCAAGAATGGGTAAACGATGCTGTCTCAGAACTTTATTACAATCAACCATATCAACGTGAATTTACTAGTATTGAGTTTGGCGATGATAAATCCCATGGTGCAATCGATTGGTTTGTAGCTAACCTTGCTCAGCAAGGGCCAATGCTTATCGAATCTATTGTTACTACGCTTGCAGGTGCAGGCGCAGGTGCTGTAGCAGGTGGTGGTGCTAATCCATTTACTGCAGTAGGTGGTGGTATCATGGCATTTATGGGTAAAGAAACTTTTAAACAAAGTGTTCTTGCCGCCGCTAAGAAATATATGAAAGGACAAGCTCTTACTAATGGTGAGAGAAAACTCCTTCGTGAAGTTGCAGGACTTACAGGTGCTGCTCAGATTAAAAACCCTAAAGCTTTTATTGTTAATCCTGCAGGACAAGCAGTTCTTAAAAGAAACACTGCCGCAATTAGGTCACAAATAGACGATGCAGTATTATCAGGAGCAAAAACAGCCGCAAAAGGTGGCCGAAATCAGGCACTAGTAGGTGGCGGATTCCTAGGTAATCTTGGTGGTTCATACGCTTTAGGTGTATCAGATATTTATGGTGAAGTACGAGACACAGGTGTAGGTGATAGAGGCACAGCACTACTAGGTGCTATACCTTATGCTGCACTAGAAACACTTCCAGAGTTTATTTTAGCAGGTAGAATCTTAGGCTTGCCAAATTCTGCGTTATCTCCAGCTGGTATGGCTAGAGGTGGTATTGCTAAGCGAGCAGGTAAAGGCTTCGCTGTTGGTGGTACACTAGAAGGTCTTACTGAACTAGGGCAAGAGAGTATTCTCTTAGCTGCTACGAATCAGTTTGGAGACGCAGAAATTGGTAAAAGGTTAATCAACGCATTTGCTGCAGGCTTTGCAGTAGGTGGCCCAATAGGTTCACTAGCCAATCTTAAAAGAGGGGAACCAACTAATCTTCTTAAAACAGATGACAATCCAGAACCGGGTAATGCTCTAGTTCCTATAGATCCAGAGAACCCGAATCCTAGTCCTCTAGAAGGTCAGGTGTTAGGGCCGGAAGCTCCTCCCTCTCCTGTTGCGCTCCCTGCTCCTTCTAGAGGGCAACTTCCTGCCCCTATACCTCCTGTTACACAAGTGGGTCAACAACCTGATTTTGTAGCTGGACAAGAAACAAGACAAGGAACTGCCGCAGATATTCCTGTACAGGTAAATGCTCCTGTTATTCCTGCTGCTCAGTCAGGACAACAAGGACTACTAAATGTTTTTGGGGATGAACCAACCACAGCTACTGAAATTCAATCTAGAATGGAACCTACTGGTACTAATAACTCAGTAGAAGAAGCTCTTAATAATACAGCACAGACTACTAATGCTCAACAACTAGAACTTCCATTAGAAGATCCAACTATTTCTGCAGTTAAACAGACTGCTCAACAGCCTGAAGCACAAGAAACTGCTATGGGTCAGCAGATGTTACAAGCTGCTACAATTCGTGAGAATGTATTAAAACAAGAATCTGAACAGGCTAGACTAGAAGCTGAGCAAGCTAAACTAGAAGCTGAACAAGAAAGAACTAGAGCTGAGCGTCAGCGTCAGTTTGATGAGGCTCTACAACAAAGACTAAGACAACAGGTACAAGAACTAGAAACCGCTAGAGTTGAACAGATTCTAGCTGATAATGAAAGGCTAGCTGATGAAAATGCTCAGCTAAGAATGCCTACAGTTCCTGCTGTAAGACAACCAATTCAGCCAAGTTTGCCGGGATTTGCCATACCATATGGTGAAAGACGACTACGTCAACGTGTGGCCGAAAGGTCACAACCTGTTGCCGAAATACAACAACCTACTGCCGCTGAGCTTGAGCAAGCTGGCCAACTGCCATTACCTTTTGATGAGCCTGCAGCAGCTAACCTAAGGAGGGGAGATGCCGTACAAGAGCGAAGCACAGAAGAAGTGGATGGAAGCCAACAGGCCAGACCTAGCGAAGGAGTTCAAGAAGGAGACACCCAAGAACGCCCAGTTACCACAACGGCTAGGAAAGCCGAGCGACTCCGAAAGACGCCGGTTAGCGAGGTTGCTCGCCAAGAACAAATCACGGACGCAACTATCGAAAGGGCTGACAGACGGGCTGCGCAACCAACAGATCAAACACAACAAACAAGGGAACAGGATAGGCAAGAAGTCACTAGTGTAGATGATACTGCTTATGCTTCACCTTATGAAGCTTGGGAAGATATGGCGGTTACAGATATACCTCTTGATGATCTCCCGGTAGCTTCAAGACAAGCATTTGAGAACTTAGTGTCAAGTGGTGCTGTTACATATGAACAAACAAAAGACATATATGATAAAGCTCGTGGTGAAATGGAGCTTACTCCACTGCAAGAATTAGAAGAAGCTGTAACATTTCTTGAGACAGCTACTGATTCGGCCACGTTTGACTATGCTGCTGAGACTATTTTAGATTATGCTTTCTTCAATACAGACTCAAACCTTGGTAAGAAAACTGCAGGTGGACAGCCTAGTATTCGTGAAAGAGCATTAGCTTATATACAAAATACAGAGTTTAGTGCTAGACAATGGAGTGCTATTGACCAAGCTTTCGTAGCTGGTGCAAACCTAAACGACAGACTTACAGGAACTTTCCGTGGTAAATCTAAACCATGGGTAACTTTTGCTGCACAACGTAATCTATTAGATTCTATTGAAGCTCCTATGAGAGCTATGCCTAAATGGTATAAAGCAAAACAAGCAGAAGTTGTTGCAGAACCTATAGCAGAAGCTAGCCAAGCTGAAGTACAAGATACAGCCGCGATGGAAGAAGATACTCCAGAGCGTGTTAGGTTGTTTGCAAGCCAAGAAATAGAAAAACAAATTGACTTACAGATTCGTGACCTAGCAATAAATCAAATCAAACGTAAGAACTCTAAAGAAATTACACGTCTTAATGAGTTGTTTGCTAAGGCAGATCCTGAATATCGTATGGCTAGAGGGCCTAAGATTAAGGATTACTTCAATGAAAATGGAGAGATTAAACTAGTAAATTCTGGTGAGGGTAGGCTAATACCAACTACTAAAGAGTTTACTCAAGCAGAATTAAAAGAACGTAACACACAACAAAGAGCAGCAAGACTTAAAGCTGCTGAACGTGAGAAAGAACAACTAGAAGAAATAGCTAGGCAAAACGAACAAGCAGTAGACAATCGTAGTTTATCTGATGAGCAACTGTTCTCATCATTTGATGATTCAGAAGGTAACTTCTTTAGAGCAGATGGCTCACCTGTTGGTAATCCTGTACCAAAAGGTAAGATTAAAATTATTGTAGCTCAGGTTCTTAAGAAACTTAAAGTTAAACCTACAGTTACAGTGGTATCAAATGTAGAAGAACTACGACAGACTAATCCTAAGTTATTTGAAAGAGCAGTAAAAAGTAGAGCTGACTTTACTACCACTCCTGCTGTAGGTTTTTCAGTAGGTGATCAGATTATTATCTTTAGTGACTATGCTAAGAGTGAACAATCTGTACGTCTTGTTATAGCTCACGAAGCCTTAGGTCACTTTGGATTCAGAGCATTCATGCCTGATTCTAGACTTAATGCTATCTTCAGAGAAATATATAAAACAGATGGACATATCCGTGCAGTTGCTGACAGGAAAATGGAAGCAGGTATGGGACTACAAGAAGCAGTCGAAGAAGCAATGGCTGATTCTGCAGCTTATCTAGATACTAGTGTTGTTGCTAGGTTCTGGGCAGCTGTAAAAAACTTCTTAAATAGAATTGGTATGACATTTGAAGATGACCTCGCCCGGTACCTACTAAGTCAAACGCGTAGAAACTTACGGTCAGGTGGTAGTGGTACAGTATCAGGTCTACAGCTAAGCAAAAACCTTAAACGACTATCACAGGAGAGCTTGTATGGACGCTTTAGTCTTGAGAATGATCGAGCTGATCTAGCTTCTACATTGTTTTCTATGTATGGAATGAACAAGAAAGCTGGCCCATACGGATCATTTGAAGGAGTAAAGAACCTAGTTAAGAATGCTAAAAATATAAACAACACCAACGCAGCAGCAAACTGGTTAGGTGAAGCCTTAGAAAATGTACAAACATTAGATAACGTAGCCACTCGTAACGAAGGCTTATCTAAAATATTTAAAATATTCCAAGCTCAATCAGCTAGAGTTAAACGACTTCATGCTGAGTATGAGAAGATGACTGCCTACTCACATACGCCTAGTTGGTTTGGTGTAGCTAAAGGGCCTACTGTAGAAGAACTACAACAAGCAGGTGAGTTGTTAGCTTATGCTGCTTTATATAAAGGTAAAGCTGTTAACGACCAAATGATTAGAGACATGCCTAACCTAGCAGTGGCTGATGCAAATGGTAATGTAGTTATTGATAGTAATGCTTTTGAAAGAATCAAAGCTGCTGGTGAAGTAACACAACAAGAATTTTTAGATGGTTTTCAAGTTACTCTAGATTTAATTGACGGTAAGGAAAACTCACAACCACTACCATATAAGCCTGACTTTCCAATTACAGAAAATGTATGGCGTATCTATACTGAACAACGTAATGCAGTAAACCAATCTGCGCTGGATGTGCTTGAAGCTAACCTAGGTGCTGCACTTGATCAAAAGAATGAAGCGCTAGAAACATTTAAAGATGTAGTTGGTTCATCAGGTAATGCTCCTACTACTGTAGAAATACAAACACTGCGTAGAGTTATTGAAGAATACTCTAACCTTTATAAAGAAGGTGCAGTCCAAGAAGGCGCAGGATTAAAATACAAAGAAGAATCTGTAGCAAAAGCTAGAACCTTTATAGCAGCTATCAATCGTGCAATGCACAATGAATCAAAACTAAACGACTGGAAAGCAGGCACAGATAATACTGCTGACTTCCAAGGTGAGCAATACCAAGATATTATTGCAGGATTAGAAAGATTAAATGCTTTAGGTCTACGAGAGAAACAGGCTTATAACATAACCAACGCTATACAAAACATTTACTTACTAGATGTTAAGAATGCTAATGCAGAGTTCTTAGCTAAGCGAACAATCATGGGGGCGTATGTACCATTTACTAGACGTGGTAAATTCCAAATCATGGTTAAGGCTTATGATTCTAATGGTAAAGCAGTTGAAATGGATGAGGCATACAAGAGTTCAATGCCTTACTTCCAATCTAATAGTCGTGCAGAAGCCGCAGAAATCCAACAGAATATAGATGAAGCATTCGGTGATGCTGACTTTACTGTACTAAATGCTAATGGAGAAGAAGTTAAAGTTAAGTTTGCTGCTGAATATAGTGCAGCAAGACAGTCACCACCTATTACACACTCAGTAAATTTATCAGAATTTGTTGATGTTCTATCCAGATTAAATATAAACATCACACCACAAGAGCGTGAACGTATTGTTGTGTCTTTGACTAGACAAGGTGAACGAGCACGGAGAGGTCTACAGAGATCAGGTGTAGCAGGTTGGGATACTGATGTTGTTCGTAGTGTATCAGAACACTTGGAAACTCAAGGTCATCTAGCAGGTAAAACATTCTATAGACATAAGTTAAATAGAATTATGCTTGATAACTCTATGTGGAGAGGTAATCCTGAAAAGCTTAATCGACTTGAAGAAGCTATGCTTAGAGCAGAAAGACAAGGTAATCCTGAAAGAATTAAAACTGCTCGTCAAGAATATGATAGCTATGCTTCTATGTATCAATACTCCGCTGATGTAGGTGCAAACAAAACTGTTAATCTTTATGGTTCTGAAAACAACGATGGAACTAGAAAAGTTAAAAAAGCTAAGACTGAAGGTAGAGGTGAGTATTACAGAGAGCAAGCTAAGAGAACTCTTGCTTGGTTTACTGATGCAGCTAACATTGATCAGTCTACTGAGGATATATTATCAGGTGAAGTTGGCTCTAGGTTTAAACTAGTTGCAGTATTATTCCAATTAGGTGGTTCATTTGCTACCGCTGCAATTAATGCAGTATCTATGGTAACTCATTCTGTACCATATCTAGCTACTTATAATCCAAAGCGTGGTTATGGTGGTGGATTTGGTTTCAGTGCATCAGGTGCAGGAATGATTCGTGCCGCTTCTAATATGAAGAACTATAAACTAGCTGAGTTTGCTTATGTAAATGAAGTAGCTAATGGTGAAAACTCTGCACAACTACAAGAGAAACATGGTCTAAGCCAAGATGAAGCTGATGCTTTGTTTGAAGCTACAGGACAAGGTGTTCTTCAAGCTGCTCAATTTAATGCACTAGTTGGTACAGCTAGAGGGGGAGTAAACAGTAATCAAACTGCTTCGGTTATTAAAGGGTGGATGTTTATGTTCTCTCTTACTGAGCAGTTAAACCGTAGAACTACCTACCTTGCTGCATATAGATTAGAGCGAGACCGTCAATTAGCATCAGGTGCAACGCAACAAGAAGCACAAGAAAGAGCACAAGAGTTTGGACGTAAGGCTGTTAATACCTCTCAAGGTGAATACGCTATGTACAACAGACCTGAAATGGCCAGAGGTAACGTAGCTCAATACATATTTATATATAAACAGTTTGTTATTATCAGTGTCGAACTGATGAAAGGTATGAATTACAAAGGAAGATTATACTTCTTAGGTCTACTTCTACTAGCATCTGGTGTTAAAGGGATACCATTTGCTGACGACTTGATGGACTTAGTTGATACACTTGCTCAGAAGTTTGGTATTAAGATGGGAAGCATAGAGAAAGAACTTGCTAAGTTATCTGATTCCCTTCTACCCGGATCTTCACCGTATGTAATGAGAGGTTTAATGGATAGATTTACTGGTGCCACAATTTCTACAAGACTTGGTTTTGGTGATTTAGTTCCGTTGACTGGAGCATTTAAAGAAGGTTCAGACCCATGGCGTGAAGTAGAAAACTTCTTCGGGCCAGTCTATAATGCAATGCAGGAGGGTTTGTTTACAACTGGTAGGCTTGTAAGTTACGGGGCTGAAACAGTAGGACTAAAAGATGATACGACTAGGTTCGTAGATATTCTTCGTGATAATCCTATTGCTGCACTACGAGGTGTAGCAGATGGTTATACATATCTAAGTGATGGAAGAATTAGTAATTCCAAAGGTAATGTTATCTCTAATGATGTGCCTATCTCTACAGCTATATTCCGAATGTTAGGTTTCTATCCTGCTGTAGCAACATTACAAAATGATTTAGTTCGTATCAGTAAGTTCTCAGATGCTTATGTAAAATCAATGAAGATGAAGTACACTCAGGCATATGTAAAAGCTAAACTAAATGGTGATATACAAGAAGCACAACGTATTGTGCAGATGGTTAATGAACATAACCGTACACACAGAGGTACAGAGTTTGAGTTTAAAGGATTTGTTAGGTCTGCTAATCGTTCATACAATGCAGCTAAGAAACCAACACTTCTAAGGTACAAGAAATATGCGCCTAGAAACATCAGGTCTGAACTAGATGAGTTAATGGAAATCTATGGTATTGACCCTGAGGATTTAAAGTAACCATCCCTATAGAAGCAGTGTCTATCTATACAAGTGGTTAGACTAAACCTCTTTGCCCATGTAGGACTAACATAATCAGCATGATAATGCGTAGCACCATCAGTTAAATCATATACTTGATGGTTAGATACCACTGCAAAAGCTAACGCTTCTGCCTTAGAATAGGCATATTCTTCATATATATTCTCGGGTTTTCCATCACAGTAAAAACTAAACTGGCACTTATGTTTCTTCATTTGACCAGACTCATGCCTCATACCTTCAGTAACAACATCACATACATTGTCAGGATACCTAGGGTCATCTACTCTATTAAGTATTACATGACCAACAGCCATTTGTGCGGCAGTAGATTCAGACCTAGCTTCGAAATATATAGCATGAGCCATACATATCATTGCGGTTGCTGCTTCTAGTAACATCACTTCACCATAGAAAATTGTCCGTAAGTCAGATCATCAGCGGCTGTGTCAGCATTCTCCAATAAGTTTTGGAATCTTGGATGTATTAGGTTGAGTCCCATTACATAAGTTTGTGCTAACTTAACAGGTGTATCTTTACCCATAGATGCTTTCTCAGACTTAGGAGTAGCTATTGCACTCTCAAGAGCAAGTTCTTCTTTGAGTGATTTGTAGTCAGCTCCTCGAACAGACAACCATTTACGGAAGTGGGTACGGTCTAACATCATTGTACCTTTATCAAATGGGTCTGCCGCTGATTTACGATACACATCAAGACGTACACGAATATCATTTCTAGGCATACGACTAAAGTCAGGTGCAGGTTTCTGTCCTGCTGTGTGCATTACAGTTACTTGTGCTTCTGCAAAGTCTGCCATGTACTCAGCTATTAAATCAAATGAATCAAACTGGTTTTCTTTAACTGTTCTACGGATAGCACCAATCTGAGATAGAATCCATTCAGTAGCTTTCCTATAATCAAACTGTATCAATCCCCATTCATCAGCTAGCTTCATACCTAAGTCAGCTAATATAATAGACTGCTCCCAGTATCTTTCTTGACCTGAGAACTGTGCTTTATATCTAGCACGGAAGGTTGATGATGCTTCTGCAATGGCTGATTGTATACCTTCTTCACCCATCTCAACTAAATTTCTTAGATAGGTACGACCTACATGACCATAATGAGAATGAATAGATTCATATATTCTCTTACCAACATTAGTATCTCTAGTAAATAATGGTGTGGCAGGTACAGTTATCTCTAACATCCTAGCCATCTGTGCATCTGTATCTAGTCCGGACGCAATCAGTTTACTTTGTAGAGACTTGTTGGTAGATACTATAACAGGTGTTGCCCATGTCTTAGCATCACGTTCTTCAGCATTACGATTAAGTCTTGCTTTATCTCTACCTTGTGACACCCAATAACAGAAGTCACCGACCTCTTTATCGTTCATCATAGTAACTTCATCTATAGTTAAAGGTAGGTTTGCATATGTACCTAACCTAGAAAACAAACTGTTCTGCGTATACTTAGCCGCAAAATGTAGCTTGTCAGGATTACCATAGATTGACTGTGCCCAATACTGTGCGAGTGTTTTACCACCTCCGGTAGGGCCGTAGAGAGACACAGTCAAACCCTTTAGTCCAGTAAAGTTGTAGAGTGGTGCAGATAATCCCACACCTAAGACAAACATGTGTGCATGTAAGTGTCCTTTCTCTAGGATCTGAGTTAACGCAGACCATTCTTCTGCTGAACCTTTTATATTATATAATTCTGCACCTTGTCTCTGTACTGTAGATGCTAGATTAATTACTTCTTCATTAACGACACCATTGGCATCACGCCTAATTAATGTGTTACCTAAGACAAATGCCGTATTCTTTTCTTTCCAACCCATAGTTGAATACAGGTTAGTCATCTTACGGATTTGTCTCAACTCATCCATGTATGTTCTTAACATAAGCTGAAAATACTCCGTTTGTCTTTTATTGTACAATACTATTCCTTGGTCTGCTATTGCTGTAGCAAATTCACGATTACCATCAGTGAGGTGTGCTTGCCTTAATACAAGTTCTGTCCAACCTGTATGTGTTCTATGCCAGTGGAACCTAACTGTTTCGTAGCCTAATGATTCATCGTATCCATAAGCCACAGGGTAGACATCAAACTTACAGACATCTATATCAGTATCATCAATCGTTACCTTTATCCCATCTCTTGTTCTTTTAAATGGTTTAGGTATAGGAATAGAATTAGCTGTTGAATCAGGTGCTTCCTCAGACACAGCTATCTCTTGATACTGAACACCTAATCTTGCAGGTGAACCTATCTTACCTTTATATTTACAACCCTTACATCCGTTTGGTCTATCGTTTTCAAACTTCGTACATGTTGCCGGGCCAGTCGCAGACTCTCTCCAGTGAGTAAGTTTGTGTAAGGTGTCCTTCTCACTAAACTTTGTATGACCTTTACTCCATTCTAATGCAGTGTTCTCAGGGTCTACACAATAAGCGGCTACACCAACTAGGTCATACCATAATGGTTCGTCTACTTTATCTTGGTTGTCTATTGCCCATTCAATCTGTTTACACTTACTAGCAACTACAGACCCAACAGCAGGTGGAAACTCTTTCTTGACTGCAAGATTATCTAACAATGTGCTGTCACGAGTGTGATCGTTTGTGCCCGCAGCTGCAGCTCGGTAGTAATAACTTAGCTTATCCTTGAGTGTCAAACTTTTGACAGGCTCAGCATCTACCAACAGCTTTACCTGATTACCATTCTTAGGATTATGTGTACCAACAGGTCTTAATACTAACGCACTGTTAGCTGTTAGTCCTGCATCAATCTTAAACTCTTTTGCAATAGCCGCTTGCTTCATAGCTTCGGCTAATGGTTTCCATTCATTAGGTTCTAGTTCTTCTGTCAATACCCAGTACGCATGTAGTCCATTACCTGAATGAATTATCATAGGTTTAGGTAAACTAAGTTCTTTTACAAACTTACCTAATGCGACAAGACCTTCTTTCCAAGATGGAAATGGTTTGTCTGAGCCACAGTCAACGTCAATAGCCACTACCTTTGTGGCTCTTACATTATCTTGTTTTCTTGTGCCCTTTTCTCTAAATGCAGAGATAGCAAAGTAAGTATTATTCTTTGTCTTATCTAATCTCTCACATGTTTTTGCGAGTTCCTCTACCGTTTGAAAAAACCCTTGTTGTCTACCGTTAGGATTAATAACAGTAGTAACGTAGAATCCTTCTTCCGGCAGGACTCGCTGAAGAAACTCCAACGTGTTCATATTTGCCCTACCTTCATGTTAAACCTTGGTGGGAATAGGTTCCACTCTCGCTTTCCCTATTCCCATTACTAGTTTACTCGTTTTCTTTGAAAATCTCAAGAAGCCTTTCAAAGCGTTGCTTTTGTTCAAGTGCTATGACCTCGGGTTGAGGCCATCCATCATTAAGAATGGCTAGCATTTTCCTTAATATTTCTCGTACTTTCTCATCATTCTTAGCACGGACAGGCTTACCTTTAACCCATCCGTAGTAAGTCATACGAGATATACCTAACAACTCTGCCATATTGGAGGTTGTCAAAAGCATATGCTTCCTCAAAGCTTCGACTTTTTTGAAGTTAAGAGGAGGATTCTTAGTCATCAGCATTATCCCCAACAAGTTTAGCAATCTCTGCCGCTAGGTCATCAGCTTCACTAGATGCAACTGGTGCAGGGGCAGGCTCCTCAACTACTCTTGCCTTTGGTTTAGGTGCAGGAGCAGGCTGTTGTATTTCTGCAACAGGTGCAGGTGTAGGTTTTTCCTCTAAATCAATAGATAAATTACCATTACCAACCACTGCTTCATCGTTTACAGCAACTGATTCATCAGCTGTGAATCCTACTTCTTCACCGAATCCAAACTTACCTGCGCCACTAGAGCCTTCAACGTACTCAATAACTTGTACTGCTCTAAGACGTAGTGTTACTCCTGCTCCAATAGATGGAGAGTCGTAGAAAGCGGCAGAGCCATTGACCTTAACAACAGAGCCACCATAGATATTATGCTTGGCCATCATGCTACCTTTAGCATCAAACACAGCAGGTTTATAAGCCGCTTTAGATTTGAATTTAATAATAACATTACCTGTTGGTTCACCAGTCTCATCGTCCAACTCGTCGTGGTATGGTAGTGGTGCTTGCTTGATCTGCTTGTTAGGCTTAGCTTCTTTCATTGCTTTGATACCTGCTAGTATCTCACCTTGGATAAGGTCAGTTACAGGTTTAGCTTCTTCTTTAGATAAACACAGGTTAACTTTGTAGTGTCCTGATTCATCAAATTTAGTATCGGGTGCGCTAATGTACGGATAGTACGCAACACCTTTATTAGTAGTAAAAGTTTTATTTGTCATTTGAACCTCCTAGTTCATTTCATGTTGATTGAAACCTGCTTCTTCTGAAAAACCAAAATCAGAAGCAACAGGGGTTTGCCCACTAGCTACACTAACTTCACCTGTAACAACCTTTACATCGTTGGTGCCTATAAGTTTATCGACATTACGTTGCATTTCATCTGTATTAAAACCACCAAAGGAAAATTTTAATTTAGGGAAACGCACAGACGTATCAAAAGATATTGTTGTTACAGCAATATCAGGTGCAATACCTCTGCTTTGTAGTGTCTTCTGATAAGCATTTAAGTTGCCTAGTGAAGATGGTGTAACTTGTAACAGATAGAGTTCACCATCTGTCTTATCCGCCATTACCAAAGCTATTCGCTTTTGGTCAGAGCAAGCTTTAATCTTGCGTCCTTCAGGCGTAATCTTAGAACCCCATGCGTTTTGTGGACACGAAGCGCATAGGTCATTCTGTTTAAGTTCACTTCTCTCATGTGGTGTTTCACCATTCAAAGAGTAGCAGTCAGGTGCAGATGATTCTCTATCTACACTATACTCACCTGCATACCATACCTTAGACAGCCTAGGGTTTGCTCCAACAATTACTGTATTCAAACTTGTTGTAGTAATCTGAGCATCCCCTGCCGCCGTCGCAAGATGGAAACGTGAGTTCTTAATTGATAGTTTAGAACCAATCATTAATCATCCACCTTGGCTACAGGTTTACGAACATTTACATCAATGCGTGTTCCGTAGTTCACACCTGATGGTACGGTTTTATTCTTCTCAATATAACCTCGTACAGCAGTCTTACTAACTCGCTTCTCTAGCATATCAAAGGCATCGTTGTTCTTAATATATTCAAGAACAGAATCCCAATCAGCTACTTGTGCGAAGTCAGTGGTAGTTAAGAAGGCAGTACCATGGTCAGTCTTAAAAGACTTTACCCCTTGTGTATCTGCTTGTTCCTTAATCCATCCCTCAAGTTTAGCCATGTTATCTTTGATGCCTTTGACTTTATCTTTAGTCTCAGCTTCAATGGCTTCTTTCTTCTT